CAACCTGCATGATGTACATGCAGCAAGGGATAATGCATTCCTTGGTTCCTTCTCTAGAGAAGGACTCGTTGGTTGGGCCGATGATTGGCTTTACGGACCAGAACCCCAACAGGGAAATGGCCCGCATAGGCTCTATCACCGGTGAACTCGCAACGTTGGACCTCAAGGAGGCCAGCGATAGAGTTCCTTACGCCGTTATACGTGAGTTGATACGTCCAATCGCTCCCACCCTGTGGGAGGGGATGGACGCATGTCGCTCGCGCTCGGCGAATGTCAACGGGTCGACGCATACTCTTAACAAGTTTGCGTCCATGGGCTCCGCCCTTTGTTTTCCGGTGGAAGCCATGTACTTCTTGTGCGTGGTGTTCATTGGGATTCGGAGAGCACTCAATGGTGCCAACCTTGGTCGGCGTGAAATTTCTGCCTACCATGGTTCCGTTAGGGTGTACGGAGACGACATCGTCGTCCCGTCCATCTTTGCCAATTCCGTTCGTGAGGCACTATCAGATTTTGGTCTGGTAGTGAATGAAGGTAAATCGTTCCACCTTGGACGATTCCGCGAAAGTTGCGGAGGCGACTACTACGCTGGCGAATTTGTCACGCCGGTGCGGTTCCGCGCCTTACTTCCTTCTTCACGAGGAGACGTAGATCGCTTGGTATCCTGGACAGACACCATGAACCAGCTTTGGTTTGCTGGGTTGTGGACAACGTCTGAAACGGTAAGAGGTGAGCTTGAGGCTCATCTTGGTCCGCTTCCGGTGGTTCCTCGTGATTCGCAAGCTTTGGGACTCCACACGTTCTCAGAGGATTCACTCCCCTTTGTTCGAATGTGCCCGAAGCTGCAGGTTCCTCAGGTAAAGGCCTGGGTGCCGCGTTCTGTGTTGCCGAAGAATAAAATCGACGGCTACGCAGCACTGCGCAAGTGTTTTGCTGGAGATTACTACGACAGTAGTAACGCAGGACACTTAGATGCGTCCGGACGTCCTACCGCCGTCCAGCTAATGCGTAGGTGGATTGAAGTTGGCTAATTGCCTCCTTTGATTCGAGGGTCGTGACAGGTTGGATGTCCTGTCACTTTGAGC